GTTTCTTGTATCCATCCGTTGTTTCTTGTATCATAATAAGAAATTTCAAATTATAATCATAAACCTACACTAAACATAAACTAAACCTACACTAAACCTACACTAAACCTACACTTTAATCAATATTACTAATTATCGATTATATTTACATTTTTTTATCTTATTCTTCCGTCATATGCTAATATTATATTTCTTCTGGAATGTTTGAATAAATCATTACTAATATTAAATTATTTTATGTTATTTTATTATATAAATTATATTGAATATAACTTGATGTTTTAAATGAGAATATGTGTAAAAAAATATATTATAGTTCTCCTTTACCCTCAATAATTGCAATACATTCTTCCAATGACAAACCTTTTTCAAATGCGATAACTAATCTTTTATATTCTTCTTTATACTGATCTAAAATTTCCCATGCAGTAAGTGCAGACCAACGAATATGATTTTGAACTTGTTCTGGACTAATAATAGGTTGTACAGAATTAATCAATTCATTAAGTAAATTAACATCACTTGGATTACTTCCACTTGCTACGCCAAATTCAAGACATTCAGCAACAGAACCTGCAAGACATACTATTGAACTTCTTGCAATATCAATTTGCTTAAAACTTTTTTTTGAAAACATTTGTTTGTCTTCAACTTCACTTATACCACTTGGTCTTAGTTGAAAAAACTCTGCTGTATTACTGGAATAAGCTTGAGTAAATTTCGCAACAGGTAATCCACATATATATCCTGCTAAAAATTTACCAGCATTCATTCTAACGTGTCTTTTTCTTGTTTCTTCATTTGTAACTAATTTAAATCTGTATAAACCTTCACCAATAAGTCCTGGAGCTATACTACCAATACCTACAACTATAATCGGAAACAACGCAGATGAATAACCTAATAAAAACCCTAATTCTCCACCAACTACATTTGCACTTAAACCACCTAAAGTACCAATTACAATAGCAGATACCAATACATTCTGATAACCAAAGCCAACATCATCAAGTTTAAGATTTATTGGTTCAATATTCGTTTTAGCTTTTAACTGATAATTACTAACAATAAACTTTGCATCTTCTAAATTTTTTGAATTCCATTTTGATATTATGTGGTTTGATTTTATTCTTTCCAATTCAGATGTCATACGAATAGCATCGCCTGTATTTAAATAACCTAGTTTAGATCTAATTTCATTTGCAGTTAATTCTATATGTTTTTCTTTTAAATTTGGCAATATTTTTGATGGTGCTCTTATTGGTATTAGCTTATTAATCATTTCTTCAGAAATACCTTTAGCTCTTGCTTCTTCTCTTAATGATAATTCTATTTCTGTTGCTTCTTGTCTTAGTTTTACTGCTTCTTGTTTTAGTTTTTCTGCAGTATTCTTAAAACGGTTAGTACTATTATTATAGTTATTTATCAAAAAATAATCATTATCTTTATGTTGAGAGAATAATAAGGTTTTAGATAATTCAATACCAATTAAGGGGTTTTTACTAAAAAATTTTGTATTTATAGCTTCTATACTTGTTGATAATATAGATAAAAAAATTATTAAAATAAATTTCATTTTATTTATTAATTAAAATTATGCATTTAAATTGTTTTTTATCTATATTATCAACAAGTATTTACATTTTATTTATTTTTCAAAATACTTTATATTTTTATTTAGCTCTCTCCATAATATATTATAAATAAAGTTTTACTAATTGTGATATTAAATCTTATGGATATACAACAAAAAATTTCATAATAATAACAATTAATAATCAAATATAATTAAAAATCCTTAATATTTTTTCAATAAAATAAAAGGTAGCAACCATAAATGTCTACATCAAATCCGAAATAAAAATCAAAAGTAAAACTTTGTATATTTCCAGTGAAAAAGGTGTAATATAAAGTGGGTGGTGGGTTTAGCTAGGTATTTATGGTATTAAATGAAGTGTTTGTTGGGAGGTTGGGGTTTTTTTAATATAGGTAATTATAGCTTATGTATGTTTCATAATTTGCTAATTTATGAAATTCTACACTATAGAATAAAAATAGTAAATATTATATTATGTAATAATACTTCTATAATCGTAGAAAACAAACTATACATATATTTATCTTTCTATAATTACCTATATTAGGTATAACTGCATAGACGATCCTACCAGTCGTCTTAAATTTAAGGATTCTGTGCCACTCGGCTGTAGTTTTCCCCTTAAATCGTACAGATCTTTCCCCATGGATTACAATGCTAAACTAATAGAAACCAGTATAGACTTTTTATTTCAATTTTTTTTATCTTTTAATATAATTAAATCTTATAAATTCAAAATTAGTATAATAAAAATAAGGTTCTAATATGTTTTGTATATGAAATATTTGTTTTTTACCAAATTCACAATCAATAGTCTTTGGATATTTTCTTCCAATATAAAATGAATATTCAATATAATCTTTGTTTTCTATTAAATGTATTTCAATAATTTCATCATTTTTAATAACTTGATTCTCAATATTTTTAAAAAAATATCGATATACATATGTGTTATTGTATTTTTTAATATAATTAGGTATACATGTGATAAAATTTAGTAATTTATATCTATAATCTGTCTTAGGAATAATAGAAAAAAGTTTCCCCTCTCTAATAATAAAATGTTTATCATATAAAAGAATATATTTTTTTATATCAATTGGTAAGTTACAAAATATAAATTGCATTATAAGTAAAACTACATTTATTTTTAAGTATTAACATAAATTATTTTAATTCTTGCTATTGTTTTTTAGAGTAATTTAATATGTTGATATATAAGTAATATTTATATATGATTAAATTTTATTTTATAAAATAAAATATATAATCATGACAAATTTTATTTATATTACTGGAGTATTTTCATTAATTATACAAATACTAACTGGTACATTTAACTATTATGTGTTAAAACTACAAGTTCCTAAATCTTTTGAATTACTAAGAAAATTGCTACAACTAGAATTTATTGTTCAAATAATAGAAGGGATTTTTTATATTTGGATGGTATATAATTTTTCAAAAATTGATAATATTACACATTTTAGATACTATGATTGGTTTATTACTACCCCAACAATGTTATTTACTTATTCATTTTACTTATTGTACTTGAAGTATAAAGAAGAAAACAAAGAAATAAATGATAATATATTTAAATTAATTCAAGAAAATCTAAAAATATTACTTCCAGTTTTTATATTAAATTCAACAATGTTATTATTTGGTTACTTGGGTGAAATTGATATAATGTCAACCCAGATGGCAGCATTTTTTGGTTTCATTCCGTTTATATCAATGTTTTATATTATTTACAAAAACTATGCCTTATTTTCACAAACAGGTATAAACACATTTTGGTATTTTAGTGGAATATGGTCTTTATATGGGGTAGCATCTGTTTTACCATATTCAATTAAAAATGTTATATATAATATATTGGACTTGTTTGCTAAAAATTTCTTTGGTATTTTCCTAGCATTTGAACTATTCTATGCAAATAAAAAGAACTAACTACTAAAATTTATCTATTGAGATTTTTTAATTTCATATGCTAAACCTAAAAGATACACCGTCAAAATAAAAGGTATTGAAATATAAAATGAATTACGAATTATATTATTTTTTACTATTTTTAGATTTGCAAAATTATCTTTTTTGAAATATTTACCTTCTAATCCACATTTTGATTCATCTGTTCTACATTTTTCAGCATAATCATATTCTATTGCATTATCTACAATATTTTTAACTCCAAAGTTATTACATTTACTTAAACTTGTAGGATAGTCCGGTTTATAGTGAATACAATTTCTGCACGGATTTATATTTACATTTTTTATAAATTCTGAATTAACAATAGGGAAAAATAAATAAACTAACTTCATTATAATTAGAAAAAATTTTCTTTTATATATTTTTACACCGTTAAAGATTTTCATTCTATCACTATTTTTCTAACTAATATTTACATGTCTTTCTACATATTATAAAAAAATTTTTAGTATAATATTGATATAAAATGATTTTTATTATATTAAATAATGAAAAAATATGAAAGTGTATATAAATTGCCAGATTGGATAGATATAGATTATCTTAACTGGGATATTTTGTCAGAAAATCCAAACATAAAAAACATTATAAGAGATTGCAAATATACCAGTATATTTTTTAAACAGATCTTGTTATTGTGTTTGATGCACAACTATACCTAATTTGATTTTTCATTTTTATATACTTCTAATATTTAATATTATATTTATCTAATAATATTTTTAAATTATTTGATAAATTCTCTTTTTTTTCATTAGTATACCCACGATGTTTTTCAATTAAATCAAATTGATATCCAAAAAACCTTCCAGGAAATTCTATATTTTCATTTGATCTAGACAATATTAGTTCTAGAATATCTAATGGTATTACACTATGAATATATCTTTCAATTATTTTTTGTCCATTAATTATATTTAAATTAAGTAAACGCTCAACTTTTTTAATATTGTATTTAACTTCTTTAATGTAATTATAAAAAACTTTCTTAATAGTTTTTTTATCATCTTCATTTAAAGATTGTTCAATATTCATATATTCATCTATAGCTAAATCAATTGAATCAATATTCTTACTTAATATTTTTTCTTCTAATGAATTCCAAATTGCACGTATTTTCCTTCTATTTTCTTCTGCTTCTTTTATTATTCTTTCTTCTTCCAATTTTCTCATTCTTTCTTCTTCCAATTTTCTCATTCTTTCTTCTTCCAATTTTCTTTCTCTTTCTGGTCTTTCTCTTTCATATTGCTCCCTTCTTATTTTTTGTTGTTCTTCTTCTTTTTCCTTTCTTAATTCATTAGCTAGTTCTTTATCAATTACAGGTTTTCTTTCATAAAATTTTTTTAATTCATTATCATCAAATAAATTTTGAATTCTAGGATAAGCTTTTTCCCTAGCTTGATCTTTCATTTTTAATATTTCCAAATTAGTGAAAAAATATGTTCGATCAAGAGCATGAAAATTACCTTCAGGACATTTTCTAATAAAACTAACATATGCCACATGTTCTGGTCCTCTACTCGGATCTATAAACATAACATCACAAACAAAAGTTTCCTTATTATATATTGCTATATGAATATCATCAACAATACTAAAATTTCTAGAGCCACCATACATCATAATTTTTGTTTTTAAATATTTATTTTTATATTTTAAATATTTTTTTTTGAAATCTGACATATATATATATATAGTTATATATTAAATAAATTGATCCTTATCAAGTCTATTACGATGTATTTCATCTTTTGTTAATTCATCTTTATATTTTTTATACGCATACCGTACTAAATTTATTTCTAAAGGTGGTAACTGTGGAATTCCTTCCCAATATCTATGTTTATATAAAAAATCAATTTGAAAATCAACTGGATACAAATGTGATAATGATGATTCAGGATTAGAAACTAATCTTTCAAAACTTTTTTATCAGGTAGATTAAAATATAGATTTTTATTATAGTCTAAACATTTTTTATCTTTAATATCAATCATTTCAGTTGTTTTATGTTCTGAACAATATAATACTTTAGTTTCAGTTGGCACATTGATTGATGCATTTTTTGTACAATTTTCAAATTTACATTTTACTGGCATTAATAAAATATATAATATAAAATAAATATTTCAACATTTTTATTTTTTCAGATAGTTTTGAAGTCGATAAATGATAATTATAGGACTAGTTGATAAATATATTTTGTGTAAATATCAATTAAATAATATTTATCAAGAAATATCAACTTTTATGGGTACTAGTAGTCATCGTTGAAGATTAAAATGAAACAATAATTTTTAGAAATAAAATACATATACATATAATGTATTTTGATAAATATTTAGATTTAAAAAATCGGCATTTTAAATCTTCAAGGGTGTAAATGTATCACTATAAATAAATTATATATCTATTTATAATTGTGCTTATCATTACAAACTTTTAATTTAACTTTTTGTAGGATAAGAAAATATATGATTAATATATATAATAAAATGATGAAAAGTTTAGAAAATGAAAATAAACAAAGTGTAGAAATTGAAAAAAATAAATATATAATTATAAATAATATTAATAGATTTTTTGATCCATTTTCTTTAATACAAACAAAAAAAAATATTTTATATAATAATGGTAGATCTAGTTTATTAGCTGATTTACTATTTAAAATTATGGATAATTACTCTGAAGATATAAATTTAAATTCGATTTTTTCACATATAATTGAAAAGAAGTTGTTATTTGATAGTGATATGGATGGTAATCAACCAGTATTTAATATTATAAATAATAATGGATATAGTTTGTTAAGCAAGTATCTTGAAATAATTAGAAATAATGAATCTAATGATATATTTAAATATTTTTATAATAAAGAATTACTTATAGTACAACCTACTCCACTTTGTATATATATTAAAAATAAAGAGCTTTTTAATAATAATTTTTATGATCCTAAAATTATAGCTTTACTATCAATAAATTATAATGATCAAAATCCATTATTAATTAAAGATAATAATTATTCAATTTATCCAATTGAATTACTGCTAAAAATAATTTATGAACAAGAAAATGTTTCAAATGTTTTAAATTTTTTAAATTCAGATGATTTTTACAAAATAATGAATTTAATGATGTATAATTATGAAGAAAGTTTTATTGATGAAATATTAGGATTATTAAAAAAAATTTATGATAAATATGAATTATTATACAAGGAAAATGTTAATCAAGAAAATAAAAAACGTATTTTTGAATTAATAAAAAACTATAAAAATTTTTTTATAAGAAATAAATATATGTTAAATGATTTTAATTATAAAGAGAAATAGTTAAAGTACAAAACCAAGTATCTAAATTTACGATTAAAAAAAAAAGTAGGAGGTGGAAATTTTGATTCTGATGCAGAATCTAATATAATCTCTTTTTTGGATTTTGAAGTATTACGTTTATTCATACAAACAAATAAAAAAAATTATGAATTAAAAACTAATCAACAAATAATTTCATTAAAAGAAATTGTAGTTTCTAGTAGAAATGTATTAACAGGAGTTTTATCATTTTCAAATGAAAAATTTATTCTTAATAATTTAGTAATACAAGTAAGAAATATTACTAATGAAGAATTAACTCAATTATTATCTAAATTAAAATTATTTAGATTACAAACTCTTAATTTGCATGGTTGTAGTTTAATAACAGATGTAGGACTTGGACACTTGGTTAATCTAACATCTTTACAAAATCTTGATTTATCTGAATGTAGTATAACAGATGAAGGACTTGAATACTTGGCCAATCTAACATCTTTACAAACTCTTGATTTGCATGGTTGTAGTTTAATAACAGATGTAGGACTTAGACACTTGGCTAATCTAACATCTTTACAAACTCTTGATTTGCATGGTCGTTTGGAAACAGATACAGAACATGTACACTTTACTAGTTTAATAACAGATGCAGGACTTAGACACTTGGCTAATCTAACATCTTTACAAACTCTTAATTTAACTTTATGTAGGGAAATAACAGATGAAGGTCTTGGACACTTGGTTAATCTAACATCTTTACAAACTCTTTATTTAGATCATTGTAGAATAACAGATGAAGGACTTGTACACTTGGCTAATCTAACATCTTTACAAACTCTTAATTTGAGTTGTTGGGGCATAACAGATGAAGGTCTTGGACACTTGGTTAATTTAAGATATTTACAACATCTTAATTTAGCTTGGTGTAGTGAAATAACAGATGTAGCTCTTGAACATTTGGGTAATCTAACATCTTTACAAACTCTTGATTTAACTCGTTGTGAAAGAATAACAGATGTAGGTCTTGGACATTTGGGTAATCTAACATCTTTACAAACTCTTGATTTAACTCATTGTAGAGAAATAACAGATGCAGGTCTTGAACATTTGGGCAATCTAACATCTTTACAAACTCTTAATTTAACTCATTGTGAAAGAATAAAAGATGTAGGTCTTGGACATTTGGGTAATTTAACATCTTTACAACATCTTAGTTTAGCTTGGTGTAATCAAATAACAAATGCAGGTCTTATATACATAACTAGCTTAACATCTTTACAAACTCTTAATTTAACTGGTTGTAGTTTAATAACAAATGAAGGACTTAGATACTTGACTAATCTAACATCTTTACAAACTCTTGATTTATTTGTTTGTAGTTTAATAACAGATGCAGGACTGAGACACTTGGCTAATCTAACATCTTTACAAACTCTTAATTTAGGTTATTGTAATAGAATAACAGATGTAGGACTTAGACACTTGACTAGTTTAAGATCTTTACAATCTCTTAATTTGGATAATTGTCGTTTTATAACAGGCGAAGGTCTTGTCAACTTGAGTAATCTAACATCTTTAACAAGTCTTAATTTACATAATTGTGGAAAAATAACAAATGCAGGTCTTGTACACTTGACTAATCTAACATCTTTACAAACTCTTAATTTGAGTTATTGTGATAGAATAACAGATGTAGGACTTAGACACTTGACTAGTTTAAGATCTTTACAATCTCTTAATTTATCTGGTTGTGAGGAAATATCATATTTAGGTCTTGAATATTTAGTAGGCCGTTTAACATCTTTACAAACTCTTAATTTAAGATGGTGTAATCAAATAACAAATGTAGAAATTGAGCGATTAAGAAGTTCTTTACCTGGGATACAAATTATTAGATAAGTCAAAATAATTCCTATAAAATATTTAGCTTTAAAAGGTGGTTTAGAAAACTTAATTCCTAAAAAAATCATATTCTGCTCTAAATGCTGATGCAGAATCTAATATAATCTCTTTTTTCAATTTTGAACAATTAGATAAATTCATACAAATCAACCAAAAAATTATGAATGTAATTTTCACTTATAAAGTATGTGTACCAATATGCACTGAATATTTTTATTCTAAAAAAAAAAATATATATAATAATTTATATGCAATACAAAAGTAAATACTTAAAATACAAGCTTAAATATTTAAAGTTATATTTAAGCTTACAAAAAGGTGGTTTCAAAGAACAAATTAAATGGCCACAAGATTTAGAAAAAATAAAAATAGGTGAAGAACTAAAAATTATTAATATCTATCAATATAATTACAAAGTGATAGATGGTGATTACAATACTCGTTTACAATCACTTTTAAAGACCAAACCAACTTGTATAGTTTATAGTGTTACACCACAGGAAATCTTACTCGGATTTAACAGAGATACTGAATATAGAATAAGTGAAGCAAAATTTACCTTAGATGAATTTCCACAAGGACTACTTTTTGAAAAAGATATTCCTGATACAGAAAATTTGGCAAATGAGCAGGTTGTACCAAATAATCCAAATAAAAATCAGGCTATACAATATGATCAAAAGAATGATCAGGTTATATCATATAATCCTATAGAATATAGAATTAACAATCTTGAAAAACAAATAGCAGTAATAGAAAAAAGATTGACCAATCATTATCATATATTACCAACTTCAGGAATGAAAGATTTTGAAGATTCTCATCCATACTACAATAGAAAATTAAATTAAAAATTTATTATAATAATAGATTACAAAAATTAATATAGTTTATCTACCAATTAGACCAACTAATAGGTTTTATTCGTTCTGAACCAATTGGTTTAATTATTTTATTAGAATTATTTATTGGTTCATCTTCCCAACTTGTTTTACTTTTAAGATCATCTTGTTTTCTTGACATATTTATAATCTATCAGATATGATAATTATATGCATAGGATTAAAAATTCAATCTTTTTTACCACTCGCTATTATCTGGATAGACTTCATCATAATCTGGAGTATCTTCATACTGTTCATCATAATCGCTGTCATCCTCATCAACAAATTGTACCTTTGCTGTCTTTTTAACTTTGGCAAATAGAGGTGGGAGGTCTTGACGTGGAACAACTGGAGCGCTTGTAAATGGATCCTTAATGATTTCATGCTTTTCAAGATTTGACCAACATGATGCTGCTGCTTTTGTTGGTGCAGTAGTAGGTCCTTTGGATAAAGCAGGAAATTCACTTTCTGTAAATTCAAGTGTCTTTGTTTGAGATTCTACAGGAGTTGACCTAAAACTGTATCCAGCTTCTGTGACAGTTCCAGAACCTGTAACAGTTCTATCTTCTCTCACAGTTATATCTTCTGTACGAGATTTCCACTGGAATGTAGCGTCTACGCTGGGTTGCTTATCCTGTGTAGCAAGATAAGACTTGATAGGTTTACTAGTACCATTAGAATTGGTATTAGTACGGCAAAAAGTATACACAGTATTACTCATAGCTTTTAATATGAATATATTGATATAATTATATTTTTATATCAACATATTTGTATACTATCGATTAGTGTAGTATAAAAAATTCAATTTTTTCTTAGATTATTTATTTCTTGGATCCAGTCTTTTTTGATCCTGCTTTCTTGGATCCAGCTTTCTTTGATCCAGCTTTCTTTGATCTCTTTCTTCCACCAGCTAAATCAATATCAGCTTTTTTAGCCCCACCTTTAAGTTGTTCTTTAGCAAACTTGAGTTTTGATCCCTTAAGCTCTTTTTTAAGATCATATTCATCTAAATCTTTTTCAGTAACTTCACCATTAACAGTAGATTTAATTTTATACTTACCATCTTTTCCAGTAATAACAATTTTTTCAGATTCCTTATCATCTTTGTGAAAATATTTGATTTTAAGTCCTTTTTCTCCTTGAATCACATATTCTTCATCAACAATTTTTTTTCCCTTTTTTAATTGACATATTTCTAACATCATGTAAAACTTCAATAACTGACATATTTTATAATTATATTCTAGATAAAAAAAATTTAAAGGTTTTTAATTTTTTATTTATCTAGAAATTTGTATCCCAGGTAAAGATTCTCTTAGTTGTGCAACTCCTTCATCTGTTATTCTAAAACATCCAGCTAAATTAAAAGTTGTTAAAGATCTTAAATTAGTTAAATGTCCAAGACCTGCATCTGTTATTTGATAACAAACAAATAAATCAAGAGTTTGTAAAGATGTTAGATTAGTCAAGTATCTAAGTCCTGCATCTGTTATTCTAAAACATCCAGCTAAATTAAAAGTTGTTAAAGATCTTAAATTAGTTAAATGTTCAAGTCCTGCATCTGTTATTCTAAAACACCAAGCTAAACTAAGATGTTGTAAAGATGTTAGATTACCCAAATGTCCAAGACCTACATCCGTTATTTGATCACATCTACTTAAATAAAGAGTTTCTAAAGATGTTAAATGGCTTAAATGTACAAGACCTACATCTGTTATTTTATTACAAAAAACTAACCAAAGAGTTTGTAAAGATGTTAAATTACCTAAGTGTACAAGACCTGCATTTGTTATTAGATAACAACGAGTTAAATCAAGATTTTGTAAAGATGTTAAACTAGCCAAGTGGGCAAGACCTACATCTGTTATTTGATAACAACGAGTTAAATCAAGATTTTGTAAAGATGTTAAACTAGCCAAGTGGGCAAGACCTGCATTTGTTATTTGACCACATCCATGTAAATTAAGAGTTTGTAATTTATTTCTATTTAATTTAGATAATAATTGATTTAACTCGTCATTTGTAATATCTGGTACTTTTATTACTAAATTATCAATAATAAATTTATAATTTGAATTATTTGAAATATCTTCAAATGATAAAATTCCAGCTAATACATTTCTACTTGAAACTATAATTTCTTTTAACTGAATTTTTTTGTCATTAGTTTTTAGTTGAAGATTTTTTTTATTGGTTTCTATGAATCTACCTAATTGTTTAAAATCCAAAAAAGATATAATATTAGATTCTGAATCAGGAACTAACTTTTTTGATAAACCACCTTTTAAAGCTAAATATTTTTTTTTATATTTTAAATATTTTTTTTGATAATTCATATATAAATAGTATACATAAATTATTTTTACTTATATATTTATTTAAGAAACTATACAAATTGCAAAGAAGCAATTACATTATTATAATTTGAATTTTTAGAAATAAAATATATATATATATAATAATGAATTTTAAATTAAAATATTTAAAATATAAAAAAAAATATTTAGAATTAAAAAATCAATCTGGAGGTAATTTTGATTGTAAAAAAGATCTCTATAATCTTCCACTAAATGATATATGTGAAGAAATTCAAGATGGTGAATTTTTTGATATTCAAAGTTGTATTACTTCAGAAAGATGTAATAATAAATGGAGAAATGCAAATAATTTTATAAATAAAATTATTAAAAATCCTTTTATTTTTAAATTCGATACGTTTCTAGATGCTTTAAAATTTAAATATTCAAATAAAGATTCAACAGATAATTTAGTTAATATTTCAGTATATGAATTAAAAATTGAAGATATAGATGCATATACAGCATTAAATAAATTTGATACAATAAATGCTGACTATGTTTCATTAGCTATTAGGGAAAATATTGATATTAATTTAACAGAATTTTTTAATAAAATAAAAAACGTTATTAAATTAAAAACAAAATATATACCAACAGAAGTAAATGTATTACCACAAAGTTTAACACATTTAACTATTCTTGATCATTTTAATCAACCAATAGGAGTAGGTGTATTACCACAAAGTTTAACTCATCTCGTTTTTTATACTTATAGTTTTAATCAACCAATAGGTGTAGGTGTATTACCTAAAAATTTAACTCATCTCACTTTTGGTAGAGGTTTTAATCGACTAATAGGAGTAGATGTATTGCCTAAAAATTTAACTCATCTCACTTTTGGTGATGATTTTAATGAACCAATAGGAGTAGATGTATTACCTAAAAAATTAACACATCTCACTTTTGGTAGTAGTTTTAATCATCCATTAGTTTATGATATAATATCAGAAGGTTCTAGAGTGAAGATATTGCCAGAAAATTTAACACATCTTACTTTTGGTGATGAGTTTGATCAACCAATAGGAGTAAATGTATTACCTACAAATTTAACTCATCTCACTCTTAATTATATACATAATATACCAATGGGTGTAGGTGAATTACTAAATTTAACACATCTTACTTTTAGTGATAGTTTTAATCAACCAATAGGTGTAGGTGTATTACCACAAAATTTAACACATCTTACTTTTGGTCATAGTTTTAATCGACTAATAGGAGTACATGTATTACCAACAAATTTAACACATCTTACTTTTGGTCATAGTTTTAATCAACCAATAGGTGTAGGTGTATTACCAACAAATTTAACACATCTTACTTTTGGTAGTAGGTTTAATACACCAATAGGTGTAGATGTATTACCAAATTTAACTTATCTAAGTTTTGATCCAAATTTTGGAAAATATAACATTAGGAATAATTATATGTATAATTTTGATGATCAGAACTCTTATGGTAATTATTTTTATCGTGATTATGATGTAGAAAAATATAGCTTTAATCAAGAAATTGGAGAAAATGTATTACCAATAAGTTTAACTCATCTCATCTTTAGTTTTAAGTTTAATAAACCCCTTGGTAATTCATTAAATAGATTAGAAAACTTAACTCATCTCGCTTTTGGTTGTAAATTTAATAAACCAATAGGATTAGGTGAATTACCACCAAATTTAATTCATCTAAAATTAGGTGTTAATTATGATCCTAAATTTAATGAAGATATACTTTATTATGATGAGCAAGATGATTGTAGTCATCAGATTGAGTTTGAGTATAATTTGTGGTGCTTTAATCAACCAATAGAAGTAGGTGTATTACCACAAAGTTTAACTCATCTTACATTTAGTGTAAAATTTAATCAACCAATAGAAGTAGATGTATTACCAGAAAATTTAACTCATTTAACTTTTGGTTCTAAATTTAATAAACCAATAGGACTAGGTGTATTACCAGAAAATTTAACTTATCTTATGTTTGGAAATTGTTTTAATCAAAAAATAGAAGTAGATGTATTACCACAAAGTTTAACTGAGCTTATTTTCACTTCTAAATTTAATAAACCAATAGGATTAGACGTATTACCAACAAATTTAACTCATCTAGTTTTTGGTGATAGTTTTAATCACAGAATAAAAGAAAATGTTTTACCACAAACTTTAAAATATCTTATTTTTAGTAATAATTCTATTTATAATCACCAATTAGATTTGAATATATTACCTAGTAATTTAACACATCTGTATTTAGGTAAATATTTTAATGAACCTATAGTTCTACCACAAAGTTTAACTCATTTAGATATATGTAATAAAGAACATGAACAAATTAATTTATTATATAATAAATTTAAATTTATAAATAAGTTTGATCGATTTAATGAATTTAAGTATTGTGAAAACAATACTACCGAATATAGACATTATACTGGAATATATGGAAGAGATGAAGATGAAGATGAATATGATGAAAATGAATTCTAACTGTTAGCGACCTTAATCAAAACATATTATTTTCTTAGTACAGACTTTAGCATATTGTCAAAAAAATATATAAAAAAAATAAAATTATTTATTCCAGTGAATATTTTACACCCTTGAAGATTTAAAATGCCGATTTTACTCAACAAAAAAATATTCAAGGTTTGCCCATTGCAGAGCATGTAAATTATGATTTTGTTAAGGCGACAACCCCAACTGATTTATTGACTTTCTTTTGAACGACTTTTTTAACCTTCACTTTTATTGGTTTTTCTACTTTTACATTTTCTTCCTTCTTCTCCCTACATAAATATTTAGGTCGTTCAAGTCCATTAATTGCATTTTTTGCAATTTTGTATATATTAGTGGCACCATTTACATCTCTATTCCATACACCTGAACACTTTTTACAAGTTAAAAGCCCATGGACTAAGATATTACCACTTATATATGGTTTTGGATTTTTCTATATGGTGAAGAAAATGTTAGTATAACAAATCAATTTTATTATATATTCAAACGTCATTTTATGTTTCAAAATCTACAATATATTTTAATTGCAAATTATGTTTACATTGAATATAATAAAAAAAAAGATAGAAATCCAAAAAATAACTCTAAATTTTTATGGGGACTTTTAACCAGTAATGAACGAAAAAATTTTATAAAAAAATATGTTGATTATAATTGACAAAATGTAATAAAACAAAAACATAATAGATAAACTAGATTTTCTAATTTAGATTATTTTAATCTGGATATAAGAAAAAGTATTTTTGTATAGTGATTATTCTAATAAACTATAAATGATATCAAATAATTTGTTTAATTCAATTAATATTTTTTGTTTATGTTCATCATCTAAATCCTTAATAAAATTTAGCTGATATTCATTTAATTTTTTGCAGTTTCTAATATCATCTAAAATCATTTCATAATCAATCTTTAATATTTTTTCTCCAGATTTCATATAGTATTCAGGTATAATTATAAATAAATTATCTAATCTATGTCGTTTAGGAGGTTTCCAATCAGTAGTAATATTTTTATTTATATCACTATTTGGATTAAAATACTTAATTAGTGATAGCGATAATTTGTTTAGATCAATATCATTATCTTCTTCTAAACTCGACATTTTTTATTTATTTAACATAAAACAAAAATTTAATTTTCAATTTTTTATTTATAAAACATGTCCAACATAAGGTCATCCACCTGCTGATTCCTTACAATTTGTAAGCGTGAGTGCATATAATTTTTCTTTATCCTGAAGTGGTTGAGTAAATGTTGTTAAACTAGCTAATGTATCAGTTAATTGAAAAGAATAAAATAAATTATTATATGAACATTATCAATACAATTTATGTTTAACCTCTAATACAAATATTCTAGCATTTCATTACTAAAAGCCCTTGCTCCTGGTTCATAATTATGGACCAAAGCTTTTAATTTTGATGAATTTTCAATTTGGTAATACCATTTACCCAACCACTTATATCTATTTGGTAGGAATATTTCTTCTAAATTAACTAATTTATCTAATGAATTACTCAGTGGTTGATCAAAATCTTCACCAAAATGTAAACTTTTTAAATTAACTAAATTATCTAATGAATTACCAAGTGGTTGATTAAAACTTGCTTCATCCTGAAAATATAACTCCTCTAAATTAACTAATTTATCTAATGAATTATCGAATGGTTTATTAAATCCATTACCAAAATTTAAACTTTTTAAATTTACCAGTTTGTCTAACGAATTACCAAGTGGTTTATTATAATCTGAGACATTCTGATCAAAAGTAATTTCCTCTAAATTAACTAAATAATTTAATGAATTACCAAGTGGTTTATTAAATCTACCACCAAAATACAATGATTTTACATTCACTAATTTTTCCATCAGTATATCTAAACCTGTATTGACTTCTATATCATCTAGTAAATCTATTGGTATTTCTTTACTTAATATACTAAGATTTTCGGTGCCTTCAATTTTTAGTTTACCATCTTGAATATTATTTTTAATAAAATCAATGTCAAATAATATTTTTTCTCTTAAAATTTTTTTTAGAAAATCATTTAGATCACTATCATTTGCTTTATCTTTTATAAATTCTAATGTTACTGGTTTATCTTCCGAGTTCATAATTTGGTTCGTTCTAAGATGAATTTGAAATTTTACTTCATTTTGTGAATTTGGATTTATTATTATTATATATATTGGACCTTGCTTATTATAGTAGCTAAACATATTATTATTTTGCGAAGCAGTGCACCATTTGGTATGACTTCCATAATATTTAGCACCTGCTTCTGTTAATGGATGATAAACTTTTAATTTAGGTTTATCTAATATTATTTCAATATTTGGTTCTCCTTCACCAACTTCTTTTATTTGTTTATGAATCGATTTTTTTTCTTGTTTTTCTTTCTTTTTTCTTTCTATTTCTTCTAATACACCTTTATTTTTAGTTATAAAATCTTCTAAGACTGATAATGAAATTATTTTATTTATATCAAGTCCTTTATTATTATTTTTTAGTATATCATTTATTTCCATAGCGTCTATAAAACGTCCTTTATTTTCAATGCTATTTGGTACACCTAAATTTCCTGATAAATAAATGTTAACAAGCTTATCTATAAAACTATCATCAACATTATCTTTAATTAAATTAAAAATCTTATTAAAAATAGGCATTTCATTTTCAATTTTTGTTATTTTATCTTTATGATTTATTACTGTGGAAATTAAATTATTAATTTGTTCATGTGTTGGTAAATTTGGTAATTCAATTTGACTTGACAAATAAGCATCATTTTGTCTTGACAAATAAGTATCATTTTGTAATATTTCTAAAACTTTTTGATAACCACTAATTATCTTCCTAAAAAATGAATCTTTTGCAGTTTTTTCACCACCACCAAGTAATAGCTGTAATTTTAAATATTTTGCTTTATATTTAAAGTATTTTTCTTTATATTCTAGATTATTGAACATGATAATATATTATTTGTGTGATAAAATTAATTTAGTAAATTATTTAATTTTTTTGTGTGTAAACAAGATTTTTACTTAGTCCATACAATATATTATAATTTGAATTTTTAGAAATAATATATATATATATAAATGTATTTTAATAAATATTTAAAATATAAAAGTAAATATTTAGATTTAAAAAATTTCAAATCTATAAAATTATTTGGAGGAACAATTACTGAATCAGATGAAAGATTATTAAATATTTTAGAAATTGATCCAAATTTAATTTATGATTTAAAAATGGTTGATGCTGATTATAGAGATGTTGTTAAAAATTTAATTAATAAAAATATTGAAAAAAAAAATAAAGAAAATAATAATCCTCTAAAAGTTTTTAAAGATACAAATAGAGAAATAATCTTTATATCTAAAGAAGAAGATTTTAAAAAATCATTAGAAGAATTTAGAGATTATTTAATTAAATATAATTATTTTGATAATATATTAAAAGTTGTGGAAATAAGACAAAGATTTACAATTACAAAAGAAGATATTATTGCAGACATAGATGATAACGTTGGTGATATTACTATAAGTATAATTAAAAAAATTAATGTTAATGTTAATGATATTTTTGGTTTATTAAAAAAAGACGGACCTGATATATTTAGAATTGATAAATATAAACCTGTAGCGACTTTACTTTCAAAAACAGGATGGAGTACATTCAGAGAAAATTATAATTCTTATACACCAGAAGAAAAAAGTAAATTAAATGAAATTTTATTAAGCCGTGATATTAAATTATATGAGTCACCTGGAAATGGTTCACAGTTTATATTTTATTCGGAAAATTATTTATTAAGGTTGTGTAGAATATTTAATATTGATTTAGATAAAGCTTTGAATATTTTGTCTATTATTGGTAATATAAAAACTGACGATGAAATGTATTTTATTTATTGTGCATTTCATAATGAATTTGATATTGAAGCAATTATAAGATTACATAAAGAAAATAAAATTAATTTTGAATTATATGAAAGATTTATAAATGAATAAAAATATTTTTTATAATATGATTTACTTTTTTGGTTCAAGTATATTACTTGAATAAATTCATTTATTTTACTGTCTATAGTTTTAATTATTTTGCCATTTACAAATTTTCTTTTAAGAATTCTTATAATTATTTGGTCCATTATCTAGAAATTTACTAGTAAATATGTATAATTTGGATACACCTAAAATATTTTATTTTAATGAATAAGTTAATATAGAATATTTATATAAAAATATCTTTATTATATAAATAATGAAAAAATATGAAGTTGTATATAAATTGCCAGAGTGGATCGATATAGATTATCTTCATTGGGATATATTATCAAGAAATCCAAATGCTATATATATATTAGAAAAAAATCTAGATAAAATAGATTGGAAATCGTTATGTAAAAATCCAAATCCAAATGCGATTCTTTTATTAGAAAAAAATTTGGATAAATTAAATAAAGATTGTTGGGGTATTTTATCACGAAATGAAAATGCTATTCCTTTATTAGAAAAAAATTTGGATAAATTAAATAAAGATTGTTGGGGTATTTTATCACGAAATGTAAATGCTATTCCTTTATTAGAAAAAAATCAAGATAAAATAGATTGGTTTGGCTTATCTAAGAATCTAAATGCTAGTTCTTTGTTAGAAAAAAATCTGGATAAAATAGATAGGTATGTATTTTCTAGCAATCCAAATGCTATTCCTTTATTAGAGAAAAATCAACATAAAATAGATTGGGAATCGTTATGTGGAAATATAAATCCAAATGCTATTCCCTTATTAGAAAAAAATTTGGATAAATTAAATAAAGATTGTTGGGGTATTTTATCACAAAATGAAAATGCTATTTCTTTATTAGAAAAAAATCAAGATAAAATAGATTGGAAATTGTTATGTAAAAATCCAAATGCTATTCCCTTATTAGAAAAAAATTTGGATAAAATATATGATAATTGTTTAATCTCTAATAATGAAAAAAGATGGGATTATTTATCAAGAAATCCAAATGCTATATCTTTATTAGAAAAAAATCAAGATAAAATTAATTGGAAATTTTTATCAATGAATCCAAATGCAATTTCTTTATTAGAAAAAAATCAAGATAAATTAGACAAAGAATGTTGGATTGGTTTATCAATGAATCCAAATGCAATTTCTTTATTAGAAAAAAATCAAGATAAAATAAATTGGGAATGTTTATCAACAAATCCAAATGCAATTCCTTTATTAGAAAAAAATCTGGATAAAATACATTGGTATAAAATATGTTGGAATCCAAATGCTATTCCTTTATTAGAAAAAAATTTGGATAAATTAGGTTATTATGATGATTATGATGTTAATAATGATAGGAATTATTTATATTTAATAGAACCAACATGGCATTGTTTATCAAGAAATCCAAATGCTATATCTTTATTAGAAAAATATCCAAATAAAATACATTGGAAATCATTATGTCTAAATCCAAATGCTAATCATTTATTTCATTTATTAAAAAAAAATTTGGATAAATTAAATAATGAGTCTTGGTCTAATTTAAGTGGAAATCCAAGTATATTTGAAATTGATTATATGAAAACAAAAAAAAATATGGTAGATATTTTTTTTGAGGAATTAATGATGATCGCATTACATCCAAATCGTATTATGAAATGGTTAGAAGTAGGGTTTGAAGATTTTTAATTTTATGCTCTTAATTATTAAGAAATTATTCCGCCATTTTTGCAAAAATAAATCCTGGTTTTTTTACGTCTTCCTTATTAAAATCATTTTCACCTAATTGTTTTCCTTCACAATCTGTAAAAATAACACCGTGTCCAATAGCATCTTTAATATCAAATCTACAACCATTATCAAGTAAATAAGATAATAGTTCATAATTGGAATTCATGATAGCACACACCCAATACTGATTATTATTACGATTTAACTGGCATCCTTTTTGTTGTAAATATTTTACACATTCAATGTGACAACCTGTAATTGAATATTCAATACATAATACTTTATTCATTGGACATCCATGATCAAGTGCGTATTTTAAACATTCAAAATGTCCTTTACGAGATGCATATTCAGTAATGTGCTCATTCCACGGACATCCATTTTCATGTGCATATTTTAAACATTCTAAGTGTCCTTCCATAGCAGCATAATAAGGTGTGTCCCAATCCCAAGGATAATTATACTCGTGTAAATATTTTAAACATTCTAAATGGCCACCATAAGCAGCCTCTTCGCATGTAAAGGGGTTAGATTTTTTTTTTTTAGCAATTAGTTTTTTTAATAATTCTAAATGATTGTCCTTATTATTATCACAACATCTAATTAATTTTTTTTTTAAATAGCTTGCCATAAAATTATAGTTATATTATTATACAATTATATTTCAATTTTTAATTGAATTAAAAATAATAAATTATTAACTCAAAATAAAACTATAATTATGTATTTCCTGTAAGTTGTAAGAGTAATAATTTATTTTTATATCAAATTTGAGAAATAAAAAAATATTGGTAAAATATTTAATCTAAAAAAAATTTGACATATTTTAGTGATTAAATAAGTTATTTTTTAAGAGTCAAAATAAAATTGTAATAATCTAGAAATTGTAATTAATGGATTAATATTATTGTTATATTTTTTATATTTTTCAAAGTTTGATAACCTAAAAGTTAAATTTAATTTTATTTGGTTTGTTATTAAATTTTTTAATTCTATATTTGATAATACTAATTTAATATTATTGATAAAAATTTCATATAATGCTAACATTGTTATTTCTGAATTTTTAGATGTTTTTATTAAAGTATAAATAACATGATTAAACTTTTCTATATCATATTCATTAGTAACTTTAAAATTAAATTTTGAATCATTGTTATCTAATAATATTGAATGAGTATTACTAATTTCATTTATATCTAGTAAAATATCATATGATTTTATAATATATTCTTCTAATGAATAATTACTTTTTATAATTTTATTATATAATTCCAAACAAATATCAATTGGATTAATATTATTAGTTATTTCTTTAATTTTTTCAAAAGTTTCATACTCATCTTCCTTAAATTCAATTAATTTATTAAATACAGTTATTCTAAATTTTTCATTTTTCACCAAAAAATTATTATTATCAATTATAGTTTTTATAATAATAATACTTAATACAGTTTTTTTTATTTTATTACCAGATAGATTATTCATTGCAGATATTAAATTTTTTATTTTTATCATTAAATCTGAATCTTCAAATGTAATTTTATTACTAAAATCTATAGTAAAATTATTATTTTTTATTTCATTATAAATATAATCATCATTACATTTATCAAATAAACTTAATATGGGATAAAAATTAGAAAATATGTTTATAATATTTTTCTTTAAAGATACCATAATAAATAAAGTAAATAGTAATTAATTATAAATTCAATTTTATTTAACAATAAAAGTGATAATTGTGTTATTATCTCTATTTATTTTAACAAGATCAAGTGTTTTTATTCCACCTCCAATCAGTTCAGCAATTTTATTTAGATGGCGTTCCATTAAATCGCTTGCTAATGTAGGTGAATTATATATTTTATTAGAACTATATAATTCATTTAAATCATCAATTATTTCTTGTTCATTTCTACACGCACATAACATTTTTGCTTTTGGATTAAATGATTCATAGAATCCATCGGATGAACATATAATAATATCATCTTTTTGCAATTCAAAAATACTAATATCAGGAACTCTTCTTATAAATCCTTCTGGAAACTTAAAATCACCAATACCGCCTACAACCATAATTTCATCATCATTTATACTAGCATATAATGATCCTTCTTTAGTATAATCTGCATATTTAAAACTTACTTGACTACCAAATATTTCAGTTAATCGAGATTGCTCGTTTAAGTTATTTGCATCGTGATCAACAGTTCTATAAACTGATTCAAAAGTTATACTATTTTTTCTAAAAATCTGAATTACAGAATCACCAAGATTAGCGATGTATGCCCGTTTAAGATTATTATCAATAACGCAAACTGTTAATGTTGTACCACCAATACCTCCTTTAAATTTTGCTAAATTATTAATATCTTCAAATGTTTGTAAAAGAGCATTTTCAATACTCGCTAAATTTTTAATATTTCTTGTGAAATAAATTTGGAAACTACCGCTTGCTAAGATTGACATATTGGGAGATCCACCATGACCATCAGTTGCTCCAATTACAATATATTGATCACACGAAAAATTAATACTTCTATCTTCAGTATATGGAAAACATTTACCATTAATTTTCATAGTCTTTTGATAAGAATATCCTGGATCATGTGAAGATGTAATATTACTATTTTTATTACTTAAATATTGGCTATCCATAAGAACCAAATTATCATTTGATCCACGTTCTGGATTACTAATTGATCTTTTTAAAACGGTAATATTTTTGTTACTATTTATATCATTTAAGTGATGATGTATTGAATTAGAATCAATATGCCTATTGGAGTCCATATTAGAATTATAATTTTCAACATCATCATTTTGATAACGCAGTTTAGTTTCTATGAAGTTTCTATTTACATCAACAATATTTAAATTATTACTATTTAAATTATTACTATTTATATCAATGTTATTTATATTTACAGAATATATTTTATTTAAATTCTTATTCTTTATGTTATACATTAAATATAAGCTCAAGAATTATATTCTAATTTTTTCAATTTTTTCTAAAATACAATAAATGGAAGATTACAAGAAAAAATATTTAAAGTATAAAAAAAAATATATGATGTTAAAATTAGGTGGTTCTAAAAATCGTACTGTAACAAAAGATCAATTAACACAACCTCAATTTACAGAAGCTCAAAAAGACCAACGTCGATTAACATTATATAAATTATTAAGAGAAAATAATGTAGAAGATTTTTTAAAAAATAATAAAGAACTTAATGATTTACTTATAAATAATAAAAATAAATTAAAAAAACAATTAGATCCAAAGAATATATATAAAGTAGTTACTGGAAATGAAAAGAAACAATTTTGGGAAAGATTACCACATAGTTTGAGGCAATATTTTAAAAACTATAGACAAGAAAATTTTAAAAACTATAGAGAAGAAAATTCTAAAAATATTGAAAATTTTATAATATATACTAAATCTATTGATAATATTAGATATTTAATAAATGAATTTTATATATTTAATGATATTATATTATGTGAACTTAAAAAAATTTCTTTAACAAATTTAGAAAATTTTTTAAAAGAAAATAAATTAAATGAAAATAAAAGAAATAAAATCAACAATAAAATAAAAGAAATATCAAACTTTGAAATATCAAACTGTGATATAAATAATACAGATAAAAAATCTGCTAAAGTATTAGTTGAAGAACCTCAAAAAAATACAAAATCTGAAGAATCTCAAAAAAAAAAAAACCCTTGGATTAAAGCTGCTGAAAAATCTGATAAATTATTAGAAAAAAATACAAAATCTGATGATTTCTTCGGTATTAAAGTTGATACTAACATAATACATACTCATATAGAACCATATGACAATTGTAATCCATATTTTATGAATGATAATATGAGTTTATATACAAATGATTATTTAGAAAAATATTTAATAAGAACTAAAATTAAAATTGATTACTATATTATTCAGCCATCTGATGTATTGTTATCAACTTTAATACCGAAGAACGCATCATTAATATCAAATAATAAAAATGAATATGAATATTTAGATTTAGGTTTTAAAATTATAATAATTTATAAAGATGAAGAAAAAGGAAAATGGAATAATATTGAAGATAAAGCACAAAAATGGATACAATCTCTCAGACAAATTGATGAAGTAAAAAATCATAATGGATTTATAGATTATATAATCGAAAATAAAAATAAAGTTATTACTTATGTTAGAGAACTTTTATTATTAAATATTTATAATTATATAAATGGAAATAAAAATGAATCACTAAATAAAAAAATATGTTCTATTTGTTCTCTTTATAATGATAAAAATGAAATAAATGGATGTTTAATGCCAATACCAAACAATCATTATACATTTAATAAAGATGTATTTTGTGTTTTACTTAAAACTAATGAATTTACGGGAAAATTAGAATTACCAGAAAAAATAAATGAAGATAATAATAATAATGAATATAATGTTGAAGGTACTTATTATTTTATAACGAAATCAAATTATACTAATAATAATGAATATATTTTATCAATTAACGATTTTGATGAAGAATTTAGAAAAGCATTATTAAAACATTGCGAAAGACAAGATGAAATACAAAATAACTGTTTTAAATTAAAAAAAAATATTGAAAAAAAAATTGAAAAAAAAATATCACTTAATATTAATGTTGATAAACATAAAGAGACTAATAATAAATTAGATAAATATATTAATTATTCAAAGAGACTATCGATTAGAATAGGAAGTATATCATCAATTATTTATGTAGGAAAATTTATTACAAAAAATTTATTGTTGACATCATGTAGCTGTCCATTTATTATTAATAATGTTGATGCAACTGTTAAAATGTTACAAGATATCAATCATGAGTACAAAAATTCATATGCTGATCCTGAACTTAAATTTAGAGAATCAATTATACAAATCCCTAATAATCAAAAAAAAATTAGTAATCCAATTAATTTAGAAAAAGAATATATTCAATATGCAGTAAATCACAAAAATAGAAAAATATCTTTATTTGACACACAATGGGAAAAAAAAGAACAATTACGTCAAGAAAGACAAACTTATGAATACAATAAAAGACATAGAAAAATCAATCCACAAATAATAGCTGATCAAATAACTTATAAACAAAAAACTTCTAATGTTATTGAAAAGTATCAATTAAAATTTGACAAAGAATATTTAAATGAGTGTAAATTAGATTTATCTACTGAAAAAAATAGCCAATTTATTTTTACATTAGTTAGAACTGATAAAAATAGTGATAATACATGTAAAGATATACTTGAATTTTATGTTTTAACTAAACCACTTGGTTTTTATAAATATATTGCTACTGGTTCTAATCAATATAAAACTTTAATTTATGATCGTCATAATGATTTATTAAAAAAAATTAATCTTAATGAACTAAATTCTAAAATTAATAAAATAACAAATATTAATGATACAAAAAATAAAAAAGATAAAAAAGATATATTTATTGCTTTTACATATGTGGGTGAAAATATTATAACTTATTTAATAACATTTGAAGAATTTATGGAAATGATTAATAAAAAATTTATTGAATTTGGTAAAAAAGTAAATGATTCATATGATAATATTAAAAAAAAATATGATGCTAATCAATTTTCTTTAACAGAACAAGAAAATAATCTTATATTAATTGATAGTGTTTATACTGATATAAAAAAGATGTTATTGAATATTGATAATAATAATGTAAATGTTTTTGATAATGATACAATAGAATATTTAGTAAAAATACCAAATATAGGATCACAAATAATACCCCCAAAAAAAGAAACCGGGCTACAAAATAATAAAATAGTTACGGAAGATTTAATAAATGAAAATGATGATTTAGATTATGGATCAATAAAACAAAGTGATATAGAACAAAGTGATATAGAACAAAGTGATATAGAACAAAGTGATATAGAGGAAAATAATAAATCAAAAGATTATAAACAAAAAAATAAATCAAAAAATAAAAAACAAAAAAATAATAAATTTGGTAGAGAAAATTATTATTAATTTATTATATTATGTAATCATATTTATTATTTTTCCAAATCAACTATATTATGACATTAAATTTGATGATACAATAAAATATATTTATTTGAAGAACTTATATATTTTACTGAATTTATAATTTCATAAATTAAAATTAGCTTATAGAGCAACAATAAAAAATATTTTGATTATTTACACGCTTGAAGATTTAAAATGCCGATTTTTTAAGATATAAATAATTATATATTAAATGTCTAAACACAAAAGTGAAGATTATAAAATTACAGCAGTTAAATATTATTTAGAAAATGATATTAATTATACAAAAATGTGTGATATTTATAAGTGTTCTGAAAGATGGATTTAAAGATATAAAGAGTTAGAAGAAGTAAAAAGATTAAATAGAAAACCAATATCTTATAAAAGAACAAGTTAAATATGCTATAAAAAAATTAAAAGAAAATGAACGTTAGAACCTACTTCATGATGAACAGATTACAATGGAATAATTACATAAAATACTTAAAAAGTAATATAAGGATTTTGATATTACACCTTAACATTTAGGAATCTCATAAGAGATAATACATAACCAGAAAAATAACACGAGATTAAAGGCAAATAAAAATCTTCAATTTTTATTTCCCCGACTTAAAATGAACATTACCAAAAGAAAGATATGGAAAACCATAAGGAGATAAGTTGTCTTTTTATTTAGAAAACCACAAATAATTACCTAAAAATATTACAATACCTGATTTACATAAAATAAACATAGAAGAAGCAAAATAATATGTTAATAAAAATTTTCAAAACTTATTTTAAATTATTATAAATATATAAAATTAATTCTATTCAATGGACGATCACCAAAGATTCTTTTTTTTGATTGCGTATTACTAAAACGGTGTGGTATAGTAATCCTACTAAGAAATTGATTATTAGCAAAAGCACCATCGCCAATCTCTATAACAGATCTTGGTATTTTTAATTCAGATATTAAGTTATTAGCAAAAGCATTATCACCAATATGTGTAACAGAATTTGGTATAATTACTTCCCCTAAACTCCTATTAGCATATTCTTCATTATTAATATGTGTTACTCCACTTGTTATATTAAGAACATTGCCTTCATCTCCATGTGTTATAATACCTGGCACTGGAAATATAGGTATTGGTCCCCAATCATCATCTACTAATGGTGCATCTACATGTGGTGCATCTACTTGTGGTGCATCCAGATGTAAAGCATTATATGCATTAATTATTCGTTGTCTATCTGCTTGACTTATTTCAACCATACTATGTGGTGTATTATTATTGTCGCGTCTAATAACCCATTCATATAGTCCGTCTACAAAATAGCATCTTCCATTAATTGTTATTCTTTGAGATGGTTCATAAGATCCAAGTTCTTCAAATGTAATAGGATCAAGATCCTTCATATCTGGTAGATTACCACTAGAATCAGGATCGCATTCACCACCTAATTGGTTTTTTAAGTTTAAATATTTATTTTTATATTTTAAATATTTTATTTTATACATTTAATATACATGATATTTATTATATTTCCAACACAATTATACAATGATATTAAAATTTTAGATGAGTATAAGAAGATATATTTATTGGAAGATACACGCTATTTTACAGATTTTAAATTTCATAAATTAAAATTAGCTTATCATAGAGCAACAATGAAAAAATATTATGATTATTTAAAAACAAAAAATATTAATGTTTCATATATTAATTTTGATAAAGTTACGAAAACATTTTATAAATCATTAAAAGAAGTTGCATTTTATGATCCATACGATAATAAATTAATAGAAAAACTAGAAAAATTATTAAAATGTAATATTTTACCACAACAACAATTTGTTATAACTAATGAAGAAATTATTTCAAATAAAGATTTATTTTATAATAATGGAAAATACAGAAATGATCTATTTTACAAATTTATGCGAAAAAAATTAAATATATTAATTAAAAAAGAAGGAAAACCAGAAGGAGATAAGTGGTCTTTTGATTTAGAAAACCGCAAATCATTACCTAAAAATATTAAAATACCTGATCTACCAAAGATTAATAAAAATAAATATATAACTGAATCTATTAATTATATTAATACTAATTTTAATGACAATTATGGTTCATTAGATAATTTTATATATCCAATCGACCATAATTCATCAATCGATTGGTTAAATAGCTTTTTAGAAAAAAGATTAAATAGTTTCGGTCCTTATGAAGATGCTGTATCAACAGAAAATGATTTTATTTTTCATTCTGTATTAACACCTATGATGAATATTGGTTTATTAAAAGATATTGAAGTAATAAATATTTCATATGAATTTTATAAAAATAATAATATTAAATTAGCATCATTTGAAGGTTTTATAAGACAAATAATTGGATGGAGAACATATGTTTATTCACTTTATATTTTAGAAGGTAAAAATATGTATAATTCAAATCAATTAAAAAATAAAAAAAAAATATCTGAAAAGTGGTGGGATAGTGTTAAAATTGAACCAATTGATTTTCTAATAAATAAAATCATAAAATATGCATATGTTCATCATATTGAAAGATTAATGTATTTATCAAATTGGATGTTAATGAATAATATTCATCCTAAAGAAGTATATAGAATATTTATGGAATGGACAATAGATGCATATGAATGGGTAATGATACCAAATGTTTTTGGTATGGGTCAATTTGCAAGTGATCTTATGATGACAAGACCTTATTTTTCTAGTTCAAATTATATTCTAAAAATGTCAAATTTTAAAAAAGGAGAGTGGTGTAAAATTTGGGATTCTGTATATTATTCATTTATAAATAAGCATGAAAAATTATTAGCATCAAATTATGCAACAGCAATGCAAGTTAAGCATTGGAAAAATAAATCTAAAAATGAGCAACAAGAATTATTAAAAATAGCTAAAAAATATAATAAAACAATATAAATAATATTTTATAGCTTTGATTGATCATTTAATACTACTCTTTTTAATTTAGATTCAATTTCTTCCATTTTAATTTCAGGTAGTAATTCTTCATGTGCTATCATTTTTTCAATATCATTTTTATTTCTTTCTATCGAGGAACCTGATATTGAAGTAGTAATTAAAATATTATTTTTATGTAAACAATATTTTTGAAAATAATATTTATTTATATTTGATATTTCACTATCTATTATTGAAAAATCATTTGAATTATATATACCACTCATAGTTCCGTATAACATTACATTAATACCATATGAATTAATTATTTCAATAAAATTAGGATCAATTAGCGGTTTTCTATCAATAGAACATCCTGGTGGTCTTGCTTGTATTTGAATCGTGCTAATATTATATTTAGTTTTATATTTTATTAGCTTATCAATATTTTCACAATTAGATACACCGATAAATCTAACTAAACCTAACTCCTTTGCTCTAACTAAATCAGATAAATCATGATTACAATTAAAGTCAAGATGAACTAAAAAAGTATCAATATAACTACAATCTAGATATTCAATAATTCTTTTAACATTTTCAATTGAAGTATTATCGGATTTCCACGTTATCCATAATTCTTCACGCAGTATTTCTTTGATTTCTGCTTTAATTATTTCTAAATATTTTAGACCACCATATAAATCAGCACCATCTATATGTCGTATACCATTATCATGTAATGCTATTTTTAATGTTTCTTTTAGATTATATTGTGCTGTACCAAAACATAATTGAGGCATAATAGTTAAAGGTTTCCCACCAATTTGGTTTTTAAATTTTAAATATTTATTTTTGTATTTTAGATATTTATTATAAAACTGCATTAAATTATTATATAAAAAAAATTGAATCTTTTAAATTATGTTTCATTATGTATAATTTATGTCATCTAATAAGTTATTTAATAAGTTTTATCCTATGTTTTGTCAAGAGGCACTTAGTAGTAATATTAGTAGTAAACTAGCTGCAGGAGTATTAAAAGGTAAGAAATTGGTTAGTAAAGTATGTTGTAATACGAGTAGGAATTTTTGTAGAGGTGTTGAGTGTGGAAGTTTACATGCTGAAGCTAATGCTTTGCTATCATATTTTGGTAAGTCTTTACAGTTCAATGTAGTAACGGGTAGGTGGTGTCTTAAACCTCGCACAAACAAAAAATGTGAAAAAACTTGACTTGATTGTATTTCGTATTGTAAGTAATGGTAAAACTGGAAATGCTAGACCTTGTTATAATTGTTTAAATATGATGAAAAATATTGGAATTAAGAAAGTATTTTATTCAACTGATAATAAAGAAGAAATAATAAGTGAAAATGTAAATAATATGATATCAATTCAATCATCAAATGTAACAAGAATAATTGAAAGTAAAAAAACTAATAATATAAATAGAGAAACATATTATGAGTCTTTGTTAAAAAAATATTTTCCAGTAAAGGTAAAAAAAAAAAATTTATATTGTTTCGTTAATTATAATTTTAAAAATATATTTCCAAATTATATAGTTAATATAAATATAAAAAAAAATATTGTAATGATTTTAAATGAAAGTAATAACTTAATACTTAAATCTCATATTATTTTATAGTTCATCATTTTAACTTAGATTTCAGCTGCTTTATTATAGTTCAGCATTTTTTATAATAATTACGTATTTAAATTAGATTTCAGCTGCTTTATCATAATTTTTCTTTAAAGAAATTTTTTTATTTTTATATGAACCTCTTTCTTTAGTAACAAAATTAATAATGCCTTCAAGTTTTTCAGTTTTTAAAATTTTTAATAAATCTTTTTCAGAAATTTCTTTTTCAGTTTCTTTGTCGCCAACTTTTTCTTTAATTGAAAATTTATCTTTTTCGGTTTCTTTAGCATAAAGTTTATAAAATTCATCACCAACTTTTTTTAAAAACATAATACTTAGACCTTTTTCTCCATCAACAACTTGTTCTCTGACAGTATGTTTAACACCTTTTTTTAAAAATTGGTATGATTGTTCATATCTATATGTAGGTTTACTCATTATATATTATGATATAGAAAATAAGTTTAAATTTTAAATATTTTATAAAATTAATAAATGGACAATATTAAAACAGATTTCTTTTTTTTTGGTATAAATTTTGAAGCAAAAATCAACACAAATATAGAAAAAGACGCACAAAATGAAGTAAAAATGAATATTGAAGAAAATGATAATATTAAAGAAGAACACAATAATGAAGTAGAAATGAATATTGAAGAAAATGATAATATTAAAGAAGAACACAATAATGAAGTAGAAATGAATATTGAAGTAGAAATGAATAATGAAGTAGAAATGAATAATGAAGTAGAAATGAATAATGAAGTAGAAATGAATAGTTATAAAGAAACCGAAATAAATACTGAAGTAGAACTTGTTACAAAAAATAATAATACTGAAAAATTAAAAATTAAACTATTATCAAATGATACACCTTATATTTTTACAAAAGTAAAAAAATTATATGAATATATAAAATTAAATTCAATAAAAAAAAATGAATATTATGTTTTTGAAATCAAAAAAAATTATTATAATTTATTTATTTATATGAGAAATCATAAAAAAATATTAAACTACATTTTAACATATCATGTTGAATATGATATAATAAAATAAAAATATCTACTATTTTATATAAAAAAATATTATGGGAAAAATGACACTTTTAGGTGTATTATTATATACATTAATTCCATTTGGTCAATTATGGACAAGAGTTTTTGATTATAATGGTTCGGTTGATATGTGGTGGTTCTTCTTACCATTTTTCATGTTTCCACCTTTACAATTTATTCCAATAATTATGTTTTATTTGGGTTACATAAAAGAAGGAAAAGGAGGTAAAGTATATGATAATTATGTATGGATACCAATTATAACAAAATTTTGTGTTAAATTTCTAGGTGGAATGATTTTACCACCTAAAATTGCATATATTTTTGGAGAAGTAGTTATGATTATTTCAATTATGATAACAAAATATCTTCACACAAAAGATTCATGTAAATATATAAATAAAGAATTATCAGTAACTAGTAGTAAATTTGGTGATTTTTTTATGGATGCTGTCTTTGAAAATGGAGCTGCTGGTATATTTAGTTTAATAATAGGGTTTATACCTATAATTGGCGCAATTTTTAGAGCATTATCAATGATTGGACCATTAAATAATATTATGGTTTTAATTATGTATATGTTTGGTTATATGGCTGTTTATATTGTACAAAATATGTTTGAACAAACTGATATGACCTCATTATGTAATTTAACTTCAATACCTGGTTCTAGTTACGGTAAACTTATTTTTGGTATTATTTTAAGTATAATGATATTTATGAAAGAATCTTTTGACCCGCTTTCAATAGTTACAGGTGATGATGAATAAAAAATTGAATTTATTTAAAATTAAAGTATATATATATTTATATGGATCCAAATTATTTATCTGATGATGAAGAGTATACAAATTATAAAGATAAACAAGATGATTATGGTAATATAATGATTGAATATGATAGAGATTATGTTGGTTATGATTCAAGTGACGAAATAAATGAAGATGAACTAGATGAAGAAGAATTAAAAGAATATCATGAATATTTAGAATATAAAAAAAAAGAACGCGAATTAATTATGAATTCTTCTAAAGAAATAATATATTGTGAGCAAGAAATAATATATTGTGAAGAAGAAATAATAAATAATAAAAAGAAAAAGTCTAAAGAACCAAAAAAAAATAATAGTATGAATTTTGCAGAATTTAATAACTATATTGATAAAGTTATTGAAAGTAATAAACCAAAAAAATTTGTTTCAAAAAGATTATTAGATAAGAAAGGTTTACATGAGGATATTGAAAAACACGATACCATAAACACAAAATCAAGACAGTTCAATCCAAAATTACCACCATATTTTCATGCTAATAAAAAAAGATAAATTTATAATCAAGTGAAAGGATTAAAATCATCTTCAACATTACTAGTAGTTTTTTCTTCATCATTATTGGTAATTTTTTCTTCATCGGAAGTTATTTCTTCATTTAATTTATCAACTTCTTGACCAAAAATTTCTGGTCCATAATCTTTTAATAAAATCATATTTCCTTTTGTAATTTTCCAATTCTTATTTTTTTGTAAATATTTTAAGATTAAATCATTAATTTTAAAATTTATTTTATTATTATTTTTTATAATATTATATGAACCACATGCAGAACATTTAGATTCAACATTATTTTTATCTTTTATTGTATAATTAATTTCTGGTATACCACATTTGGTACAAATAACAAAATCATTAATATATTTAAAAATAGAATTTTGTATTGTTTCTTGTGTATGTGTTCCAGTTAATGATTTTTTTTTTTTATTAAAACTAGATCCTAAATCATTAGCAATATATTTATATAATATTTCATAAGGGGTATTAATTGTTTTACTTATTTCTTCAAGATTGTTTATAATTGTAAATTGTCCATTACCATTACCTTTGTTACTAATATTAACTCTATTCATTTTATATCTGTAAAAGTCATCATTACTTCCATTTACATTAAGCATATATATAATATATGATTTTATTTAATTTATTGTCAATTTTTTTTATATGTAAGCTAAGTAACCCATATAAAATAACATTAGAAACATAGGAATTGTTACATTTTTTAGCGATTTAACTATAACTATTTTTTCATAATTTGATTTTTTTATTTTATACATATCAATTATGACTGGTAAATATAATATCAAAGAAAATTTAGCATAATCATTATTTATAAATAATATATTTAACATACTATAAAATAAAATAAGAATAATAACAGCAAATGTTATATTTTTACCAAATAAAACTGGTAATGTTTTAACATTATTTAATTTATCACCTTCTACATCACAAATATCTAATAGTAATTCATTATTTAATGAACCTAAAAAAATATATCTCATTGTAGCTAATAAAATTTGATAATTAATATTTTCTATTGAATTATTTATTATCCAATTATATACATCAGGATTTACAGCTAATGCTGAGTATAAAATTGATAAAGATACAATCATTGCACAAAAAATATTTTTAATAAATGTAATTTTTTTTAATATTGGTGTATATATTGAAATACCAAATAAAATTATATTTGTAAACTCTTGTAATTTATTTGATAAATTTATTTCATTGAAAAAAATTAATAACAAAAATAACAAACTTATTGAATATGCTTCTAATTTAGTAATTTCACCAGTTATTAAAGGTCTTGATGGATTATTTATTTTATCTAAATTTATATCATATAAATCATTAAAAATCATACTCAACGAAACTATTGATATTGTAATAAAAGTTGATGAAATAAATTCAGTCGAACTAAATAAACTATCTAATGATGGATTAGCTATAAACCCTCCAGAAAAAGATAAAAATAAACTTGGTAAAATATTAACACTTCTAATTAATTTAGATATACTTTTAATTTTTTTTATTTTAAAACTTTTTTGTTCAACTATATTATTTAATGGCGGTTGGTTTGATTTTAAACAAAAATTATTTCTTAAAATAAAATTATTAGGATTTTTTAGTAATCCATTTACAAAGGGAATTATTAATAAAAATAACTTCATTAAATTGTTTTATCAATAATTATTTAAATATTTTTACAAATTATAAAAAAGCTTTATAATGTTTTAATAAGTATAAACATATATTAAATTATAATTTTAAATTATAATATACAATGTTAAAACAAATTTTTTTTTGTTCTTTATATTTTTTTATACAAATTAATTCTCTAAATATTCAACCAGATGATACAAAACTAATTTATAAATATAAAAATTATTTTGTTAAAGATAATTATAATAATATGGTAAATAATATTATAAACAATAAAGTTTCTAAAGTTTATTTAGATAAAAACTTTAAAGAAATTATAACAGTAGATAAAGAAGAAAAAAATATATATGATGATAATACTGATTTGAATATTTTATATAATTATGATAAATATCATAAATCAAATATTGATCCAATATTAGTACCTGGTATTATTGATAAATCTTTCGAAACTAGTACTCCTATAATAATATCAGATATGCGTCCAGATTATTTAGTAACATTTGACAATGGATTAAATTTATTAAGTTCTTCTTTTTCATTGTTAGTTCCATTATTATTATTTTCTTCTTTTTTATCTTTTATGTCTCGAATGCCTAGACAAAATATGTTAAATAGACAAACAAATTTATTAAATCCATTTACACAACCAAATAAAAATATGATGCCAAACTCAAATAAAGTATCAAATATAACATTAAATAATTGGGCAGGTAGTCCTGAAGTTATTGAAGATTGTAAGGAAATTATAAAATATATTGAAAATAAAGAAATTTTTAATAAAATGGGTGCCGAAATGCCAAAAGGTATTTTATTAGAAGGACCTCCTGGTACAGGTAAAACATTACTTGCTAAAGCAATTGCAGGAGAAACAAATTCATCTTTTTTCTCTATTTCTGGTTCAGAATTTGTGGAATTATTTGTAGGAATGGGTGCATCACGTGTACGCGAATTGTTTGCAAATGCTAGAGAAAATAATCCTTCTATTATTTTTATTGATGAAATTGATGCAGTAGCTAGACAAAGAGGTGCTGGTATTAATATGGCAAATGATGAAAGAGAACAAACATTGAATCAATTATTATATGAAATGGATGGATTTAATAGTAATGAAAATATTGTTGTAATTGCAGCAACAAATAGAAAAGATGTATTAGATCAAGCCATATTAAGACCTGGTAGATTTGATAGAATTATACGTATACCTCTTCCTGATAAAGATTCACGAGAAAAAATAATTGGATATTACTTAAATGCTAAAAATATTACAGAAAATTTGAATACTTCATCAATTGCAGAATTAACTGATGGTTTTTCTGGTGCTCAATTAAAAAATTTAATCAATGAAGCTATTATTTTATCAGCAAGAAATAATTATACTAAATTACAAGAAAAATATATATTTGAAGCATTTGAAAAATCAATTGTTGGATTAATAAAAAAAAATGCTACTATATCACCAGTTACTCAAAAAAGAGTTGCTTTACATGAAAGTGGTCATTCTATTTTAACACTTTTATTTAATGATACGTTTGAATTTAAAAAAGCATCTATACAACCTACATATAATGGAGCTGGTGGATATACAATATTTAGTGAAAAACCTGAAATTAAAGAAGGTGGATTATATACAAAAGATATTTTAAAAAAACGTTTAATAATAAGTATGGGTGGTAAAGCTGCTGAAAGATTGTATTATGGTAATGATAATGTATCATTAGGTGCTATTGAAGATTTGAGACAAGCTAATAAATTAGCAAAAAGAATGATAGGTAATTTTGGTATGGGAAATAATTTAGAAGTTTTTTTTAACGAAGATATTAGTGATGATTCTAATCCTTTTTTAGGTAGAAGTTTATCTATAGGTGATAAATATTCTGAAAATACAAAATATAATATGGACAAAGAATCACTAGAATTAGTAAAAGATGCATATAATAAAGCTTTAGAATTATTAGAAAAAAACTATGATAAATTACTACAATTTTCTGATTTGCTTATAAATAATACTGTAGTATTAAGAGAAAATATATAAAAAAATTGATTTTTTTTTACTATGTAGATCAGTATTACTTATTATGTCATGTTATTGTAGTTTTTGCAAATCTAAAAATCATACAAGCATAATGTGTGACGTAGAATATAAAATGGCACCATATTTTAAAAAAGAAGTTGGTATAAAAATGGAAGATTATGTAACAAAAAATATACCATGTCAATTATGTTGTAAATATTCATTGAAAGCTTTAAAAGATTATACACCTTCGCTTGATATAGTATGTGAAAATTGTGGTGCTATATATGAAGTTAAATCAAAATGTTTATCTGTTAAAACATTACCAAAAGATATTTTTTGTAATGGTGGAAATTTTATAGAATTTAAAAAAAATATTTATAATGGATTAAATCTTTTTATAATTCTTTATGGTGTCGACAGAGAGAAAAAAGAAATAGTAATTAGAAATATTTACTATATAACAAACAATGAATTAATTCAAGAAAAAATTATTGAGATAGATAAAAAAAAAAATACTACATTGTCAACTATAAAAATATTTGATAGAAGTATTTTAAAATCAATAAATATTAAAGAAAAATTTTTATCATTTAAAGATCTTTATAACAATTTAATTAAAACTTTAATATTATAATTAAAATTATTTTAGGCACCTCTTTTAATTATAAAAAATCATTTAAAAAGAATTTAATATATAAATTTAATGAGTATAAACCCTTTTGAAAATATTGAAGAAAAAAATACATATATTCCTAAAATAAATAACGTAATTGAAATATGGTCAGAAGATAGAGGTAGAAAATCAGATACATATATATCTGGATTACCACTAACAAAAGATGAATTGACTATACACTTAAAAAATATAAAAAAATCTAAAGGTTGTAATGGTTCTATTAAAGAACTTATTGATGAAAATGATAGTACTAGATTATTACTTCATATTCAAGGTAATCAAAAAGACTATTTAAAAGAATATTTTAATAAAATTGGTTATAACAATATAAAACTTAAAGGATAAACATTATTAATATTAATATGAGTTTAATTATAATAAATAAAAAAAATGTTGATCCAATATTAGAATTGTATAGAGGTAAAATATATTGTAATATTTTAAACAATTTTATTTTTGTATGCACTAAACATTTAGGTAAAGAAATATTTAGTATAAAAAAATCTTATCAACGAACACTAACAAATTTACTTTCATCTTGGATGTTTAATTTATATTCATTTAGTAATTTAGATAATGAAAATTATGATATAATATTTAATGACAAAAAATATAATAATAATATAGTTGATTCTTTTATTCCAACAAATTATAGTGATGTTTCTATATTAAAAATTACATTAATGGATTTTTGTAAATATAATAATGATGAAAAAAAATATGAAGAAATTATTGACAAAATTTTAATTGAATTTATTGACTTTTTTAATAAACAACTTTATATTCTTGAAAATTATAAAAAAAGTAGTTTTTATATAAATCAAAGATCAAATTATAAAATATATAAAAAAGAAGTAAATCAATCTAGAAATAATATTAATGTTATTTTTTATAAATTTATGATTAATGTAAATTTTGGAATAAATAATGAAAAATTAGAAAATATTATAAATAATATTTTAATACCTATTGATGTTTATAATAAGCTAAAAAATAATTATTCTGGAAATATTAAAATAATCGATGATTATATATGGTCAATAATTTTCAGATACCAATTACTAAGCTCAAATAACCATCAATTAGGAATTTTACCAAGTATTATAAATAAATTAGAAAAAGACTATAATTTAAATTTTGAATGTTTTGCTTCTGCTATAAATTCAACATTAAAAAATTATTGTTCAATATATTATGATTTAGAACAATATTTTGGTTCAAATGGTAATTTTTTTAATAAAACATTCATTGAAGGAACACATACATTTAATCCACCGTATCAAAAAAATATTATTGATCTTGGTTATAAAAAGATAGCATATCATTTAAATATAGCTTTTCAAAATAATAAAAAATTATCATTTTTTTTAACAATTCCTGTTTGGGATAAAGAAGGACAAAAAATTATAAATTGTAATAACAAAATTGATTATGGTGATTTTGAAGTAATTGATTTAATAAAAAAATCACCATATTTTAAAGGATTAAGAATTATTTCAAAAGAAGAATTCACATATATTGATCATAATTTTAAATTATTAAAAAATAAAACAATACAAAACACATATTTTATTTTAGTATCTTCTGATAGTATTTGTTTTGATACAGTAAATACATACAATTTTTATGAATAAAAAATATAAACTTTATTTTCTAATTTAATTTATATGTTTGATATTATTTTATTATTTATTATACTTATAGCATTAATAGTAATTATTATACAAAAATCAGAAAAAATGACTGATCATAATTTTAAATATTTAAATTCAAAATCATCAATTTTTGTTAAAAATAATCTATATTCAAATAATGAACAAATTGAAATAACTACTTTACCAACTTGTACTCTTAATATAAAATATGACTATGGTTCTAATTTTAATTTAATTATAAATAATGATATCTCAATATATCAAAATATTATCGATCCTTTAGAACATACAATAGAATTAGATAATTTAAATTATAATTTAACATCAATTAGTTGGAAACTCAGTAAATTTAAATATAATGATATGAATGTAGGTTTAGATTTATATTTAACACATCAAAACTTTAATTCACTTCATAAACTAATTATTGTAATTCCTTTAAGTTTAACTAGTAATAAAATTAAACCATTTATAAATGAAAAGGAAACATTCAAAAATGTTGGTTATAAAAAAATGTCAAAAGATTTATTAATTTATACTGATACAAAAATTTATGATAATTCAGATAAAAACTTTTTAACACCAGCCTATTATAAAATTAAAGATAAAACCAAACTTTTAATACAAAGTCAGAAGAATTTATATGATTTAAAGATTAAAAAAAATGATACTAAATTTTCACTAGATAAACTTATAACTTCACCTGTTTTAATACCAACTTATGAATGTTGTACTGATAGTATTGGACAAAATATTAGATTTAATTTTTGTGATGTACAACAATTATTAAGTGATAATACTAAATTTTATCAATTAGAAGATAAAGAAGCAAATAAATATTTTATTTCGGATCCAATTGAATTTGATGAAGAATTAGGTTTAACAATTATGAACAATTTATCATATGATACATCAATATTATTTCTTAAAAAATAAAAAATTTGATTTTTTAATATATTATTAATAAATCATAATTTTATGTCAGCTATTAAAAGATTGCAAATGGAATACGTTCAAATATTAAAAGATCCTAATTATTATTATAGTATTGAACCAGATAAAAAAAACTTTTTAAAATGGAATATTTTAATTTTAGGTCCTTCTGAAACTATTTTTGAAGGTGCTATTATCAAATGTACTATGGAATTTCCTAAAGAATATCCAAATAAAGCACCTATTTTTAAATTTATTGATAATTTATTTCATCCAAATATTTATCCCGATGGTAAAGTTTGTATTTCAATATTACATGAAGGAACAGATATTTATGGGTATGAATCACTTAATGAAAGATGGAACCCATCTCATAGTGTTAATTCAGTAATAATGAGTATTATATCAATGTTAGATTCACCAAATTTTGAATCACCTGCAAATGTTGATGCATCCAAAATGTGGCGAGAAAACTTTTCATTATACAAAAATATTATTTATAAATTTATTGCTAAAAACATTTAATATAAAGATAGTTTTTAATTATATATTATTATGATAATTAAATTACCAATTATTGAAGATAATAAAATTATATTATCTTCTTTTAGACTTGAAAAAAAAAATGATTATTTTATATTATCATTATATGATAATTTATCAGAAATAAATTTTATTAAAATAATTTGTTTTAACAAAGTTAATGGTATACAAAACTTTAATTTATTTTTACCTCTAAAAATAACTATTTTTAATGATTTAATATTTACATATAATTTTTTTTACATATTAACAATATCGGATTTTTCTGCAAAAGATGATTTTTTTTCAGAAATAAATAAACAAATACAACATAAATATAATTACTCATTTTTAAATTTTAATAATTTAAAAAATAATGTTTCATATATTTGGAAAAATATAAATAATGAATATAATTTAATAATTCAACAAAATAATTTTTTAAATTTTGATTCTTATCTAAAACATTTATGGGAATTAACTAATTTATTAGTTAATGCAAGTATCTTTTTATTATACAACTTTCCTTTATTTACAAATAAAAATATAAAAGAATATCAAAATAAATATGTTATATTAAAAAAAATTATTAGCATTGCAAATATAATTAAAACTATTAAATATAGTATTTTTTTAAGTAATGAATATAATATTTTAGAACATTTAAAATTACAAAAAAATCAAAAAATTGATGATATATCTGGAATTGAAATTGATAAAAAATATTTTATTAAAATTAATGAAAAAAAATATTTATTGATTAAAATTGATAATATAATAAACTCAATTATTATTTCAAATAATATTGAATTAGATTTTTATAAATATGAATTATACCATTATATACCAAATATTAATTTATCAATTCAAAATATTTTTTTATTACTTTTAAATAATAAAGATACATATTCAAATGTTCTTAATAAAATAGATAACACATTTGAGCATGTACATAATTATAAAATATTATTATATTTTTTTGATAAACCAATTAAAAGTAATTTATATTTTTTACTAAATAAAACTGATGAAATAGATATGCAATTGTTAGAAAATAATAATTATGATCAAACATTTTTTAAATTTATTGTAAAAAAATATACAAAACTTACAGATATTTTATCAATAATAAAAATCTTATTTAATAACTATAATTTTCCAATTAAATTTAATAAATTTGAAATTGAATTTATTTTTGACAATATTTTATATATTTCTTTATTTAATCTTAAAGATTTAATAAACATAAATAATAGACAATCCAATGAAAATAAATTTTATTTAATTAATGAATTAAGTAACATTATACCAATAAAAGTTAAATTACTATACTTTAATATATTAAAAATGTTTTATCAAATCATAAATACAAGTGATGAATATATATACAACCCAAAATTTTTTTATGATAATTTGTATAAAAACTTTATTAAAATTTTTTTCTTTGAAAATTCAATTACATATGAATTATTATCAAATATGATTAATAGTGTAACATTAAATAATATCAAAAATGATTTTAGAAATAATTTTCTTATCATTGAAATTGCAAATTCCTTATCATGGTCAAATATTTTAAATAAAACATTATATTTAAATATTCTTATTAAAAATAAAAGAGTATTTTATCAAGATAAATTAAATAAAATTATTTTCCCTGAGAATTATGACAATAAAATTAAGTCAATAATATTAAACCCTTATGAAATGTTTAATTATTTTAATTATGAAAATGAATTCATTAATTGGTTATTATTATTTGATTATAAAATTAATGATATTTATTTTAATCCAATATCACTATCAACTGATGATATAAAAGACCTTGGTAAATTAATATATTACTTATATAATATTATAGATCAAGATTTTAAAGATAATTATTATAAATTATTTGTTAATCATTCACAAAAAAATTCTAAAATTATTCTATTTAATAAACGTATTAATCTTAAAATTAGAGATTATTTTAATATTAAAACCAATTTAAATTGTGGTATATTAGCAAAACATATTACAACTGTATCAAATAATAATAGTTTAATATATTATGATCCTAAAAATGAAATGTTATTTATTAAAAATCAACTTAAACTTATTACAAAAAAATATCTCAAATATAAAAGAAAATATAGAGAAATTAAAAATAATCTCAATAATACAGAAAATCTGATAAACTCTCTTATTCCATTAGATTTATAGCATAAAAAAATTGATTATTAAAATTATTGGAATCGTATAGAATTGATTATGCAGATTTTTGTAAAGACATTAACAGGTAAAACCCTTACACTAGAAGTAGAACCAACTGATAATATTGAAAATGTAAAACAAAAAATTCAAGATAAAGAAGGAATACCACCTGATCAACAACGTTTGATTTTTGCTGGAAAACAACTAGAAGACGGTAGAACTCTTCAAGATTATAATATACAAAAAGAGTCAACAATACACCTCGTGCTCCGACTTAGAGGAGGTTAATATTTTTGGAAGTATTTATATCATAAAAATATTAACTTTATTTTATATTTATTAAAATACAACATTAAAATAAATTATTTTATGTAACTGATGATTAATAGTTTCTTTTAATTAATTATAAATACTTAAAGAGATAATTTTATTATATTATATGATTAAATGTAATAAATGTAAAAAAGATAAAGATACTATAAATTATACTGATAATAATAAACAGTATAAAACATGTTCAATATGTAGACAAGCTTCTAAAGATTGGCGTGAAAAAAATAAAGAAACTGTATCATTATATAATAAAAATTATAATGAAAAAAAATTAGACAATAAAGAAATTGATATTATATATGCTAGGAAAGCTAATACCAATGATGTGTGGCAAAAATTTAACTCACAACTTGAATTAGCTAAAATATTAGGATTATATGCTGCTAATGTTAATAAAGTTATTAAAGGTGAACTAAAAACAACAGGTGGATTTGAAATTAAACTTGAAAAAGAAATATATAAATCAACTAGTCCTGAATGGGAAAAAATTAAAGAAGAAAATAATATTGTTGATAAATGTAAAGGACAACCATCCATTAAACGTGTTAATCATGAAACTATTGATGATGTAATTGGGAAAAAATGTTGTAGATGTAAAAAATGGGAACCGTTAACTAATTATAATTTTGACAAAGATCATTGGGATAAATTACGTAATGATTGTAAAGAATGTTTAAAAAAATATAGACAAGAAAATAGAACACAAATTTCTGCTACTATTATTAAATACGAAAAAGCAAGAAAACTTGTTGATCCAGCATTTAAATTAGTAAAAACACTTAGATCACGTTTAGGATCTGCTATTAAAAATCAAAATGCAATAAAAAGTGATAAAACTATGGAATTAGTTGGTTGTACTATTCCATTTTTAAGAGGATATTTAGAAGCTAAATTTAAAGTTGGTATGACTTGGGAAAATCACGGTGAATGGCATATTGATCATATAAAACCATGTGCTTCATTTAATTTATTGGATAAAGAAGAACAAAGTAAATGTTTTAATTATAAAAATCTTCAACCATTATGGGCAAACGAAAATTTGAGTAAAGGTAATAAAAATAATTTATTTTAATATTATAATATGGAAATAAATTATATTTGTTCATTAGGTCCAGTATGTCATAGTGCTAATATTATAAAAGATTTAGGTTTAAAAATATGTTCTTATCCTTTTGATTGGATTTTTTCAAATCATGATCTAATTTTGGAATGTATAAATGATAAATTCAATTGTTTTTTAAATAAATCTTTCTATTGTGAATATATACAAAAATGGAATGATAGACAATGTGGACATATTAAATATGGTTTAAATATGTTTAATCATAAAGATCCAAGAAATAATGATGATTATAATTATTATATCAAATGTGTAAATAGATTTTTAAATTTACTTGATAAAAAAGAACATAAGCTATTTATTTTAACATATATAAATATAAGTGATATTGATGAAGAATTTAAAAGAAATATAATTGATTTTAATGATAAATTTTCTAAATATACAACTAATCATACAATATTAGTAATTTTTAATATTCCAAATAAAGAAACTAACTTTCATAAATTTACCTATAATGATAATATTCATTTTTTAGAATTATATACAGTATCACAAAGTGTTGGTTCTAGTTTTGTAAATGATGATGATAATAAATATTTAAATAGTATTATAAAAGAAACATATAATTTTAATATAAAAAAAAATTGATACCTAATAAATATTATTGAATAATTCATCTAATGAATTATTATATGATTCTGTTGTAAATTTTTCTAAAAATGTATCATAATAGTCATAATTAAAATAATGATTTTTTTTATTTATTATAATATCATAAATTATTTCATAAAAATCTTTCTCACTATAAAATATTAAACCAGATATTTCATGCGTTATATAGCATGATGGAAACCCTCCATTTATACTTATTGGTATACAACAATAATTGATTCCTTCTAAAATTGATATACCAAAATGTTCATATGCATAACATTCAAAATCTAGACTTCTATTTATTCCTACCATATTAATAATATATTGTGATTTTGATAATATATTTTTTTTATCTTCTTCTGATGCATTTATATGAAACTCTACATTTTTACAATTAAATGATTTTAAATAATCTAAAAAACTATTTGAATAATTTTGACCAATAATATATAGCTTATAATTACCACCTATAGTTTCAATTTTTTCAAAATATTTTAATGCTATATCAAAATTTTTATTATTTGCATTTGGATTATATGAAAATATTCTTCCAATCATAACAAAACTATTTGGTTCTTTAATATATGTTTCATAAATATTAATTTTATCAAAACAATTTGGATATATTATATCAGTATTTTGATTAGTTATATATTTATTTGCAAATTTTAAATAAAAATATTTTGTATAATCAGAATTTACTATCACATTTTTATATGTTGATAATGTATTTTTTTCATAATTTAAATTTAAATCAAAGGGAAATTGACAATGGAATATATTATTTTCTATCTTATTTGCTATACCTTCAATAATTGGTAATTTTGTGTTACACATACTAAAAAAATAATCAATTTTACCTATCCAATTTTTAATTTCATTTTCAGGTAATACTTTTATCAAAGAAATAAAATTTTTATGTAATATTTTTTCAATAGTTTTTTCTATTGTATCTTGATTTTCATTAGTAAAAATTATTACATATGTATTTTTAAACATAATAAAATATCTTGCAATATCTAAAATAAATTTTTCACCTCCACCTAAACCTAAACCATATGGCGTATGCGCACAAAATAATTTTTGTTCAGGTTTAAAATCTCCTAAAATTGATTTTGTTAATTTTGTTATATTTGTTATTATTTTTTTTGTAAAATATTCTACATGTAAATCTTCTTTATTCATATTTTTTAAATAATAATAACCTTCTAATATTTTTTGTGTTGTTACTAAAGTTTTTATTTCATTTAAATTATTAAAATATAATGGATAATTTTCACCCAGATATTCAACAACACCAACTATTTTATTAACAATAATTGGTGTATTTCTTACAATACATTCTAAAATTGTATTATTTGCTGCAGCATCGAATAAATCTATAAAAACAATATTTTTACTTAATAATTCATCATATTCTTTAAATGTTTCTGTATAATAAAATGTAATTGTATCTATTTTAATATCTCTAATATTTAAATATTTGATTTCTTCATTTAATAAATATTTACATTTTTCAAAATTTTTTGTCCCAGAAAGCCATAATTTTTTGTAATTGGTTATTTCATTTACTAAAAATATACTTGACATTTTTCTTAATTGTTGACCTATTTGTATCAAATATTTATTATTATTTTTAATGTAATTTTTAAAATTAAACTGAATTATATTATCAGTAATAACAGGATGTTTTATAATAAATACATCAACATAAATATTAAATTTTAAAAATTCATTTTTTAAATAATTCATAATATATGTTGATAATGTCAATATAAATATACAATCTTGTAAACTATCTAAAAATTTTTTTTTTGAAAATAAATTTTGAATATTTACAATATCTAAATATGGTGGTGCTATTGGGGTACAATGCAATACACCTGCCCATTTTCTACCAATTATATGTCTATCACTAAACATAAAATAATTCTCTATTATATCATAAAAATAAATTTTTGAATTATTATTATAAAAATCATTATCATTTAAATAATTTAATACATATTTCCATCCACCTCTATGCTCTAATCCATTAATTATAAACATTGGTTTAAATTGAATTATAACATTAGAATATAATCTATCTTTCCAGTTTTTATCACACATCCAAAAATTATGACCTCCTAAACTATTTTTATTATAAACAGTTTCTGTAGAAAAGTCTCTTGCTGAATCCCAATCAGCTACTACACCTATATCATATTTTTGCATATTGATAGAAAAATATACATCTTCTGGTCCAAATTGTAGTTTTACAGCTTCCATATATTTTAATGTTGAACTATTAAATATTGTATCTTTTACAGATATTTTATTTATAACATCAATCATACATTGTTTTGTTCTTAAACTAAAACCACCATTTCCTACACAATTTGGAGTGTCATTCTGTATTTTATGCCATGGTGCACCTATATAATCAAAATGCAAAAAATCATTTATATTTCTTTTAAATATACATGTATCTTCTTGATATATTAATATTTTTTCGCCATTTAATAAATCCCAAAAAGATTGTGTTGTTAAATAATAACTATATTCATTCTGATTTAAATTATAATATTGTGAATTGATTACATTAATATTATTTGATATCTTTTTTGTAATCGACTTTACAAAATCATAATTTATATGACCACAAATTATTGTATGACTCCATCCTTCTCCTAATTTATCAATCGTATTTCTTATTGTAAATTCAATATGTGGAAAACAACGAAATTCTATTAAAACTGCTTCTTTTGTTGATTTGATTGGTATTATAGGTAGTATGATATTTCTTAAGTATTCTATATATCTATAACAAAAATACCTAAATTCTAATTTAGCATCTTGAAAAATATTTTCTGTTGTTGTATTATAAATTTCACAAAATTCAAAAATTTTTAATAAATAGTCTTTTTTTTCTATTGTATATTCATTTGTTTCTAATATATTTTTATCATTTATATATTTGAGTTCTGTATGATATATTTCTTCATAACAATCATTAAAATCACTTATTTTTTCAGATTTGTTATTAAAAAATTTACTATTAAAATCATTATCAATAATATCATTTATATCAATTATATTTATAATTTTATCATTTTTTGTTTTTTGTAATTCTTTTGAAATGCTTTCATCTGGTTTATCATTATTCTCATCTAGTTTATCATTATTTTCATCTGGTTTATCATTATTCTCATCTAGTTTATCATTATTTTCATCTGGTTTATCATTATTCTCATCTAGTTTATCTTTATTCTCATCTAGTTTATCATTATTCTCATCTAGTTTATCATTATTCTCATCTAGTTTATCATTATTCTCATCTAGTTTATCATTATTCTCATCTGGTTTATCATTATTCTCATCTGGTTTATCATTATTCTCATCTGGTTTAATATTAATTAAATATTGATCATAAATATTATCTTCTAATAAATTATTAATAATGTCATTTATATCAATTATTTTTTTATGATAAGGTATATATTTTTCAAATAGAGAATCTATACTATTATTTTTTGAATTAAACATTTCTATAATAAGTTCTTTCTTATTATTAGTTGTTTCTGTTTCAATAGTTGAATTTATATTTAATAATTCCGATATAAATTCATCATCATTTTTTATATTATTTGTTTCTGTTTCAACAGTTGAATTTATATTTAATAATTCTGATATAAATTCATCATCATTTTTTATATTATTTGTTTCTGTTTCAACAGTTGAATTTATATTTAATAATTCTGATATAAATTCATCATCATTTTTTATATTATTTGTTTCTGTTTCAACAGTTGAATTTATATTTAATAATTCCGATATAAATTCATCATCATTTTTTCTATTAGTTGTTTCTGTTTCAACAGTTGAATTTATATTTAATAATTCTTTATGATTATATGATTCAGTTTTTAAATTAACAACATCCTTATGTAAAACAACAGCATTATCAGATTCAGTATCAAAATAAGTATCCGAATCAGAATAACTATCGGAATCAGAATAACTATCGGAATCAGAATAACTATCGGAATCAGAATAACTATCGGAATCAGAATCATTATAAGAATCAGTTATTTTATTATCAGTCGTTTTATTATCAGTCGTTTTATTATCAGTCGTTTTATTATCAGTCATTTTATCATCAGTCGTTTTATTATCAGTCATTTTATCATCAGTCGTTTTATTATCAGTCGTTTTATTATCAGTCGTTTTATTATCAGTCATTTTATCATCAGTCGTTTTATTATCAGTCATTTTATCATCAGTCGTTTTATTATCAGTCGTTTTATCATCAGTCGTTTTATCATCAGTCGTTTTATTATCAGTCATTTTATCATCAGTCGTTTTATCATCAGTCGTTTTATTATCAGTCGTTTTATCATCAGTCGTTTTATTATCAGTCGTTTTATCATCAGTCGTTTTATCATCAGTCGTTTTATTATCAGTCATTTTATTATCAGTCATTT